AAGATGCGGCAAAAACATTCCGCTCTTACGACGCGAGGGGGCGACTCCTCAGACATTTTTTGGAAGCCGGAAGATGGCACGCAGGTCATTCGACTTGTTTGCCCAGCCAACGGCGACCCATTCAAGGAATGTTACTTCCATTACGGAATTGGCTCCGAAGGCAAAACGAGCCTTTTGAGCCCTCGCACTTTTGGCGAGACGGATCCCATTTCGGAGTTTGGAACCAAACTTTGGAACAGCGGCAACGAGGAAGATAAGCAGATCGCCAAACGCTTTTGGCCTAAGATGCGTGTCTTCGCTCCCGTTCTCGTTCGCGGTGAAGAAGACAAAGGGATTCGCTGGTGGGGCTTTTCACGCACCACCTACGAGAACCTTCTTAATGTTGTTCTTGATCCTGAGTATGGCGACATTACTGATGCCGTTGAAGGAACTGACATTCGCGTCGAATACGGAAAGAAGTCGGGGCAATCTTTCCCCACTACTGACATTCGACCAATGCGCAAAACTTCACCGCTCGCCGCCACCGAGGATGATCGCGAGAAGCTTCTTGCTACCGTTCCCGACACGACCGAGGCTTTTGTGCGTGTTTCTTTTGAAGAGTGCGAAAAGGTTTTGCAGGAAACTCTCAACAATGAGCCCGCTACAACCGGATCGGAAACCACTCGCTACAATGAAAACACTACCACCACGACCAAGCCGAGCACCAGCATGGAAGGTGTGTCTGACATTGAGTCTGCCTTCGACGAACTTTTGGCGTAGTTGACCGCCAAACCCGCAGGGAGGCACGGGGTTATAGGTGCCTCTCCTTATGGAGATAAAATGGCTAGAGGAGCTACAAACTCCCTTGTAAATGATTTGCGCAGCGAATTAAACAAGGCAGCTAAAGAGAATGTTGCTTACGATCTGCACGGGGACAACCCCACAGACGTAAAGACTTGGATTCCTACCGGATCAACGCTCTTGGATTATATTATATCCAACAAACGAAACGGCGGAATCCCAGTAGGCAAACTCACAACAATTGCTGGTGAATCTGCCAGCGGCAAGAGCCTTGTCGTGACTCAGATCCTAGCTAACTGCCAGAAGATGGGAGGGCTCGCTGTATATATTGATACAGAAAACGCAGCCTCTCCGGATTTTATGGAACAACTAGGGCTTGACACAAAGAACAATTTTATGTATGTTCAGCCCGGCACGATTGAGGAGGTCTTTGAGAACATCGAGCGTCTCATTGGACTCATCAGGGAAAAGGCTCCCAACAAACTTGTTTGTATTGTTTGGGATAGCGTTGCTGGCACACCAGTCAGAGCCGAGATTGAAGGAGACTACGACCCCAACAGTCGTATCGGCTTGACAGCCAAGGCTCTAGCCAAAGGCATGCGAAAAGTGACGGAGACTCTTGGCAGGGAGCAGATTGCTCTGGTCTTTACCAACCAGTTGAAAACCAACATCGGCGTGATGTTTGGCGACAACCGAGTTGAGCCCGGCGGGAAGGCTCTGCCCTACCACGCCTCTGCTCGCATCTGGCTGACCCAGCACAAGAGCAAAGCCAACGGAGAAATCCGGAACGCAAAGAAACAGATCATTGGGTTCCACACGAGTGCGAAGACCATGAAGTCTCGCTTCGGACCATCACCTCGCAGTTGTGAGTTTGATGTGTTATTTGATTTGGCCAACGACCGAGTTGGCATTGACGACTCAGGCTCGTGGCTCACCGCTATCAGCGGGACTCCCGGCTGTGTTCGCAGCGGTGCGTGGTATACAATCAATATTGACGGCAAAGATAAAAAATTCCAAAGTAAGGACTTTCCGAAACTTTTGGAAGACGAGAACTTTAAGAAAAGAGTTCTTGACATTTTAGAAGATGAGTGTAGAATAGGAAAGAAGTAGAAACTTCTTTGGAGCCCCATGAAAAGATTGCTTATCATCGATGGACAAAATATGTTCATCCGCAACTATGTTATGTCCCCTCAACTGGATGCCAACGGCAACCCCATCGGAGGGTTGACTGGCTTCTTGCGGTCCCTTCAAAAAGAGGTACGGCGGGCCAAGCCTGACCGAGTTGTTGTAGCGTGGGAAGGTCCCGGCGGCTCCCAGTCTCGCAGGGAAAAAAATAAAAACTATAAGGTGGGACGCAAAGCCCCCAAGCTCAACCGAGAGTATGAGTTTTCCACCCCCGAAGAAGAGCGGGAAAATAAATACGAGCAGGTCATCAGACTAACAGAGTATTTAGAAAACCTCCCAGTCCTTCAACTTGCTGTGGAAAATGTGGAAGCCGACGATGTGATTGCGTGGCTTTGTCACTGCAATCAATATGCAACCTGGCAAAAATTAATCATCTCCTCTGATAAAGATTTTATTCAGTTGTGCGACGACAAGACAGTTCTTATCCGACCCGGCAAGAACGAGGAAGTTCTGAACAAGAACAAGGTGATAGAGCAATACCACATTCATCCTCGCAACTTTGCATGGGCACGAGCCATCGTCGGGGACAAGTCAGATAACTTGGATGGAGTAAAAGGTCTGGGTCTAGCCACAGTTGCCAAAAGATTTTCTTTCCTTTCGGAAAACCAAGACTATGGTTTAGCAGACATTTTGACCCACGCAAAAAAGAACAAAAATAAAGTCAAGGCATTTCAAAAAGTTCTGGAAAGCGAAGAAATTATTGCCTTAAATTACGAAATCATGCAACTATATACGAGCACCATATCATTGCAAGGAACGCGCAAACTCAAATACGCTATTCAGAATGACGGGGTCAAATTGAATCGCACTCAAATTAGGAAAATGCTCCTCAAAGATGGTATTGGTACTTTAAATATTGACGAGCTAATGGTCATGCTCGGCTCTCATGCAAAATAAATGAGGGTCGGCCTTCACATTTTCACCAGTTGGGTTATAGTAGGAACTAGGGTTATTGATGGTTGAACAACACTACGATACATTTAGTAAGTTTGGAAAAGCCTTTCAAGAAAAACTAGTGAAGACAATTCTTTTTGACCGCACGTTTGCCGCTCAGATGGAAGAAGTTCTAGATATCAGTTATTTAGAACTGAAATACCTTCAGGTATTTGTCGATCTTTTTTTCCAGCACAAGCAAAGTTATCCCCACCCTACCTACGAGGCCATGGTTTCCGTGGTTCGCACTCAGACCGAAGATTACTCCGATAGCGTTATCAAGCAGGTCATTGATTTTCTCGCGCGAATCAAGAGCAACGCCATAGGCGACGACGACGCCGAATATATTAAAGAAAAATCCCTCGACTTTTGCAAGAAGCAGAAACTCAAGGAAGCAATCCTAAAGTCAGTAGATCTTCTCCATTCCCAGAGCTTTGATGAGATACAAAAAGTTATCAACGAAGCGATGAACCTTGGGTCCGATAACGACCAGGGGCACGACTACCACAAAGATGTGGAAGACCGCTTTGAAATGAAGATGCGTAATCCGATCCCTACTCACTGGGACGAGATTGACAGCATCACCAAGGGTGGTCTCGGGAAGCGAGAGCTTGGCGTTGTTGTTGCTCCCACGGGAGCGGGTAAGTCAATGGCTCTTGTTCACCTTGGAGCTATGGCCGTCGTCAAGGGGAAGACAGTTGTTCATTACACTTTGGAGTTAGCCGACACCGTTGTCGGGCAACGCTACGACTCGTGCCTGACCGGCGTGCAACTCAAAGATTTAATGAGCATGAAAGATTCCATTATAGAAGTTGTAAAACATATTCCGGGGCAACTAATTATCAAAGAGTATCCCACGAAGTCAGCCTCCACAAGAACCATCACCGGGCACCTTGAGAAGCTGAAGCAGAAAGGTGTAGATGTTGACATGGTTATTGTAGATTATGCTGACCTACTTCGCCCTACTGCCACGGGCTTCAAGACACAGGAATTACGCCACAGCCTCGGAAACATTTATGAAGAACTCCGAGCCATCGGACAAGTCTGGGATATCCCAGTATGGACAGCATCCCAAACCAACCGAAGCGGACTAAACGCCGAAGTCATTACGATGGAAGCTATCAGTGAAGCCTTCAATAAGTGCTTCGTCGCTGATTTTATCTGTACTATTTCCCGCACGATTGAGGACAAGACCGAGAACAAGGGTCGCATGTTTGTAGCCAAGAACCGGAACGGCATTGACGGCATCGTCTACCCTATGGAGTTTGACACCTCAAAGGTTCACCTTAAAGTATTAGCCCCCGACGAGCACTCCACGATTGACGCCGTGGTGATGAAGACCAAACAAGAACAAGACGCGCATCTGCGCAAAAAATATAAACAGTTCAAACAGGAGAGGAAGACCACCTCCGAAGATAAAAAAAAAGAAAATGACCAACAAAAAAGTTTTAAACAAGGGTTGCGAGATTTGAAACAAAACTTAGAACAGGAGAAAGAAGCACCATGAACGACCAAGACCTATCAACCCAGATACTATCCGACATTACGGTATACATGAAGTATGCGCGGTATCTTCCCAAGAAGAACCGCCGGGAAACTTGGGATGAGTTAGTGAGTCGTAACATGAAGATGCACATGAAAAAGTATCCCCCCTTGAAGGCTGAGATTAAGAAAGCTTATGAATTTGTTTACGAGAAGAAGGTGCTCCCCTCTATGCGCTCCATGCAATTTGCAGGGAAACCCATTGAGATCTCTCCCAACCGCGTATTCAATTGTGCTTATGCGCCTGTAGATGACTGGCGAGTATTTGGAGAGATCATGTTCCTCCTCCTCGGCGGAACTGGTGTAGGATACTCTGTTCAGAAACATCACGTTGAGCAACTTGCCGAGATTAGAAAACCTAATCCTGAAAGAACGCGGAGGTATTTAATAAGTGATAGTATTGAAGGATGGGCCGACGCTGTTAAATATCTTGTGCGCAGCTACTTCCGCGGCGGCTCTAAACTACGATTTGATTTTAGTGATATTCGCCCTAAAGGCGCTCGCCTGGTAACGTCGGGCGGCAAAGCCCCTGGATCGCAGCCCTTGCGCGAGTGCCTGGTAAAAGTGGAGGGTGTTCTAGCCCAAAAGAGTGATGGAGATAAGCTAGCTCCCATCGAGGTTCATGACATAATCTGTCACATCGCCGATGCAGTTTTGGCAGGAGGCATCCGGCGTGCCGCCCTTATATCATTGTTCTCTGCCTGCGACAACGAGATGATTGCTTGCAAGACTGGCAACTGGTGGGAGACTAATTCTCAACGAGGTCGAGCCAACAACTCGGCTGTTCTCTTGCGGCACAGGATAACAAAAGATTTTTTCCTAGATATATGGAAGCGCGTTGAAGCCTCCAACGCTGGCGAACCGGGAATCTATCTCTCTAATGACAAGGATTGGGGAACCAACCCTTGTTGTGAGATTGGTTTACGCCCCTTCCAGTTCTGCAACCTCACTGAAGTTAACGTCAGCAACATCATCGACCAGCGTGACCTAGAACAGCGGATGAAGGCCGCCGCTTTTATCGGCACTCTTCAAGCGGGATACACCGACTTTCATTACCTTCGCAACATCTGGCAGCGCAACACCGAAAAGGATGCTCTCATCGGTGTGTCAATGACAGGCATTGCATCAGGAAGAGTTCTCCAAGACGACATAGATTTGACGGCAGCGGCCCGAGCAGTCAAGGCAGAAAATGCCCGAGTTGCTGATCTTATAAGTATCAATCACGCTGCCCGCACAACCTGCGTAAAGCCCGCAGGAACCACTAGTTTGACCCTGGGAACCTCTAGCGGCATTCATGCTTGGCACAATGATTATTATATTCGCCGCATTAGGGTTGGCAAAAATGAGCCAATTTATTGGCACCTAGCAATTCACCACCCGGAGTTGGTGGAAGACGAGTTCTTCCGCCCCCACGATACAGCCGTCATCTCGGTGCCCCAGAAGGCTCCCGAAGGGGCCATCCTCCGCACGGAATCTGCCTTCCAACTTTTGCGACGAGTAAAGAAAATAACACAAGAATGGGTTAGCCCAGGCAAACGCTCAGGTCAAAACGGACACAACGTCTCTGCCACCATCTCCCTGCATGAGAACGAGTGGATCGATGCTGGGGAATGGATGTGGGACAATCGCAATCATTATAACGGACTGAGTGTCCTTCCCCATAACGGAGGAACTTATTGCCAACCCCCCTTTGAAGATTGTTCAGAGGAAAAATATACCGTGATGATGAAAAAGCTTGCCACCGTTGATCTTACGACGATTGTGGAAGAAGATGATAACACCGACCTTAAGGGGGAGGCAGCGTGTGCCGGCGGTGAGTGTGAAATTACTTGACAAAAACGTCAACATATAATATGATGATATCAGAGTATCGAACGGAGCTATGATGAAACCGCTAAACCGCAGACTACTTATTGAGGTAATAAAAGAGAAAAAAAAGGAGGGGGTTTTTTTCGTTCCGGTTGAAGAACAGGCAGCCGAGTTTCTAACCGCTAGGGTTATCGCTTGTGCTGATGATTGCTCCTCCGACCTTACGGATAAAAAGATCGTGTTTCATGCGTTTGGGATGGAGACGGTTAAGGTCGAGGGCCATGAATATATTTTTATCGGAGAAAATCACCTCATTTGCGTGGAGTAAATAAGTGAAAAGTTTATTGACAGAGTGGAAAAAGTTCTTGAATGAATCTGGGTTTAACCGGATCAAGAATATCCTACAGGGTAAAGTAGCCTCGGTAGATACGGTCGGCTTTATGACCGGCGAAAACCCAATGGCTCAAAAATTATCCTCCAAAGAAAACCGAGAACTTAACAAAGAATTGATGGCTTGGTTTCGAGAGAGGGGCTATGGACCTATCCGCATTCGTGGAAAGTTCGGTAGCAAGGAGCGTTCTATGATGATACCCAATATCAGCCGTGAAGATATGGTTGAGGCTGGCAAATATTTTAACCAAGAGTCAGTCATTTGGGGGGAGAAGACGGAGGAAAACCGGTTTGTTTTTGAATACATCGAGGGCGACCAGACGATGCAGAAGAGAGATGCAGTCTTGTTCGACGAAGAAGTTCAGTCGCGCGAAGATTTCTTCTCTCAAGAACGGCAGTCAGCCGCTCGTAAATTTTATATTCCCTTCTTTGACGACCAATATGAAATGGAAGAAGGTCATGAATATGATTACGACCTTCCCAGTTTAACAGCGCAACAGCGAAAGACTAATAAAACTTTGATAAAGGAAATCAATAACAGAATTGGATACTCTCTGGATACCAACAGGACACCCAAGTCCCGCTGGCACCATCGCCAAATCCTGCGTCTCAAACTTCGGGAACTAAAAAAGAATTTATGAAAAAACTTATTAAAGATTTTAAAGAGTTCCTCAGTGAGGCCCAGATGAATCGCTACGACAGAGGGGGTACCCTCACCCTATACCATTATGCCCCCACAAACCAAGAAGAGATTATAGTAGACCCCAAATATTTTGCCGACAAAGCTAAAAGAAGTTCGTTTTCTATGAGAGAGTATGAAACAAGTACGGTGCCCAGAACATTTTGGTATGTAGATTTGGAACAGAAGGAAAGACAAGTGTCGTCAGGACGGTATCTTTACCAAGCAACGATTCTCGCTAATCGCATCTATGATTTTCGCAACGACCCCGAGGGTCACAAGGAGATGCACCGCCATCGTGTCTATGGATTGCGCAAAGGAATGGAATGGAACGATATGCTAGAGCATATCCGAGAAAGTTATGACGGCATTTTTTATTCGTTGTCCGGCTTTGATGTGGTATCTCTTTTCATTCCCTATGAAGCCACCAGAGTCGGCGAAGACGAACAAGCCCAATTAGAGGGCGAGTAAAGAAAGGTAGAACAATGAGATTAAAAGACGAACCCTACGGAATTCATGTGGGAACATTTGTAATGAACATGCACCACAAACTTTTGCGCCTAGGCGTCGTGCGTTCCAAACGAATCGGCGACCACGGCTGGGCTTATTGCAAAGTTAACTGGCTGGAAGACGACATTCATATTGCCAAGATTGCCTGGGATAAAAAAATGAGATCCTCCTATCGGGAGCCTGAAGAGATTCGGGTAGACTGGCTTACGCCAGTAAGCACCCAGTGGTTAGAGAATGTTTTGAATGCTTACGGAGAATATCAAAATGAGCGAAGAACAGAAAACGGCTGAAGAGGTTGCTGACGACTTAATCCCCAAGCCACCTTCAAAGCTGGCACCACGAGGGATTACCAGTTTTACAGTATTCCGCCAGCATGATGAGACCGGAGTCTCCGGCGACGGCGTCGTTATTGAAGGCGTCGTCATGGCGACTGGACAGTGTGTTGTTCATTGGCTGTACCCACCGCCCCGTGGAGGTATTGCCATCTTTGATAGTATGAGCGATTTTGTGAAGGTTCACATTGAACCACACCCAGCTAATCGAACCATCATTACTTACCAGGACGGGCACAAGGATGTATACGGGAGCCCCCTTGATGAAGAAAGCACCGCCGAAGCGTGACGCGGATTACTATTTAGAGGTAATTGGTGTTCCCTGTTACGGCGGGTGGCGAGCGGGGAGGGGGTACCCCGCTCATTTTTTACTTGAAATTTTCTTATTTTGATGTATACTAGAAGCATACTAAACAGAAAGGTTGCTAATGTCTGAACGGATTGTAAGCAAGATCCCATTTGTGGGTCTTCATGCACACTCTGGGCTCTCCCCCTTTGACGGATTGGGGATGCCAGGCGAACATATGGATTTCGCCTACGAGAACGGGATGAATGCCCACGCTCTCACCGACCACGGTCACATGAACGGCTTGTCATTTCAGGTGGAACACTTGAAGCAAATGAAGGCAGACGGCAAAGACTTCCGAGCCATCTACGGATGTGAATCCTACTTCATCAAGTCCCATCGTAAGTGGCGCACAATGTATGAAGAACACAAGGCCAACTCCAAGAAGAAACAAAAAAAAGAAGAGTATGGAATGGTCATTGAAGATGAGGACCGACAAAAGAAATTTAATCCTCTCAATAGCCGCAACCACCTTGTGATGGTTGCGCAGAACCAGACAGGTCTCAACAATCTTTTCCAGTTGGTATCCAACAGCTACCAACCTGAAAACTTTTATCGTTATCCTCGTATGGATTTTGAGATGCTGGACAAATACAATGAGGGGCTCATCATCAGCAGCGCCTGTATGTCTGGTCCTTTGTTCGCAGACTTCTGGAAGAACAGAGACAAGAGCCCAGACCACGTTCTTTCAGCGATGCGGGACACAATCGCCCAGTTCAAAGAAATCTTTGGCGACCGCTTCTACGGAGAGGTTCAATGGAACGATATCAAGGAACAGCACGAAGGCAACAATTATATTATCCAAGCCTGTATGGAAATGGGCGTAGAGATTATCAGCACTGCCGACAGTCACTACCCCCGACCAGAACTTTGGAAAGACCGAGAGATGTATAAGCGCATCGGCTGGGGCGGCAAAGTTCCAGCCTGGGCTGACGGCGACAACGGTCTTCCCGAGACGGTTGATGAAGTCGGCTACGAACTCTATCCCAAAAATGGGGACCAGATGTGGGAGAGTTACAAACGATATTCAGCCAAGCACCGTATCAGTTATGATGATACCGCCATCCGTGACAGCATTGAACGCACCCATCACATCGCTTTTGATCGCTGTGAAGATTTCCTTCCGGGCAGTGAAGTACGCCTCCCAGAATTCGTGGTGCCCAAAGGCAAGACAGCCATCCAAGCTCTGACCCAAGACGCCTTGGCGGGAATGAAAGAAAAGAATATCACAGACCCCGAGTATGTGGAGCGTCTTAAATATGAACTAGGAATCATCAATGACCGAGGGTTCGCCCAGTATTTTCTGACGATGAAAGCTATCAGTGATAAAGCCCAGGAGGAAATGTTGGTAGGACTTGGACGAGGTTCAGCCGCTGGCTCCCTCCTGTCATATGTTCTAGACATTACTCAGATTGACCCCATCAAATACGACCTACAGTTTGAGAGGTTCTTAACCAAGGGCGGCAAAGGCTACCCGGACATTGACTTTGATGTTGAGGAGCCAATGGCTTTGAAGGAGCAACTAGCAGAAGACTGGGGAAAGACAACGGTCGTCCCCATCAGCAACTTCAATACGCTTCAACTCCGCTCTCTCATCAAAGACATTGGCAAGTTCTATGACATTCCGTTTATGGAAGTCAACAAGGTCACTGGTGTTATGATGAGCGAAGCCACACCTCTAGCCAAGAAAGCGCACGGTCAAATCGCTGGCGTCTATACCCCAACATTTACGGAGGTAAAAGAATACAGTGAAACCCTCCAAGACTTCTTCCAAAAGTATCCTCATATTGAGACTCACGTTGATAATCTGTTCGGCAATATGCGGAGCATATCACGACACGCTGGCGGCGTGGTTGTAGCAGAGGACCTTGACAAACATATGCCGCTCATCAATTCCGGCGGAGTCATCCAGACCCCGTGGAGTGAAGGCCAGAACGTTCGCCACCTTGAGCCACTCGGCTTCATTAAATTCGACCTGCTCGGACTATCAACTCTCCGTATGATTTCGGGAGCCATCCGACATATATTAAAACGACACGAAGGGATTGAAGAGCCGACATTTGAACAGGTCAGAGATTATTATAATGCTCATCTCCATCCCGACGCAATTGATTTTGACAACCAAGAAGTCTGGCGAGAGGTTTTTCACAAAGGCAAGTGGGCTGGCATCTTCCAGATGACCAACGGCGGAGCACAACGGTTCTGCCAAGAAGCAGAGCCCACATCGTTACTAGACTTCGCAGCGGTCACAGCTATCTTCAGACCGGGACCTTTATCCGCTAAGGCGCATAGTCTCTATGTTGCCAACAAGACCAACCCGAGCCAAGTTTATTACGACCACCCAATCATTAAAGAAGTTTTGGGCGAGACTCACGGACTACTGGTCTTCCAAGAACAGTTGGCGATGCTAGCTCACAAGCTCGGCAAGGATATTTCTCTGGACGAGGGCAACCTCCTCCGTAAAGTTCTGACGAAAAAGGGGACAGGAAAAGATAAAGTAAGAGACAAGATTTATAAAAAGTTCGTAGCAGGTTGTGCCGAGCATGGGCTATCCCAACAGGTGGCCGATAAACAGTGGGCCAACATGGAATACTTCTCCGGATATGGCTTCAACTTGTCACACGCTGTATCTTACGGAGCGGTGTCATTCCAGTGTGCGTGGCTTAGTTATTATTATCCCGTTGAGTGGATGGCTGCGTTCTTGGACAAGGAACCAGAGGACAAGAAGGCTGGCGCTATCAACACCGCCAAAGCCTTTGGGTTTGAGATAGAGCCACCCAGCATTAATAGATCAGGACGAGTCTGGGAAATTGGAGACGACGGCAAAACATTAATTCAACCGCTTGCCGGCATCAAAGGTCTGGGCGACAGCGCCCTAGACCAGATTATCAACAACCGACCCTTCAATACGATTGAGGAGTTCCTTTTCCATGAGAACATTACCTACTCCAAACTCAACAAGAAAGCCTTGGATGTGCTGGTCAGGAGTAAAGCTCTTGACGAGTTGATGGATGACAGGTTCACAGGACTCAGACACTTTTGGTCAGCGGTAGCAGTTGACCGGCCACGCAAGGAGAAAAACCTTGAGGACAACATTGAACTCTACGCTCCCGAAGGAGACTTCACGGATGAAGAGAAGCTGGAACACTTCGCCTCTCTCACTGGCATCTTTCCGATCCACGAGATTATGCCACAAGAGATTCAGGACAATCTAATGGGACGAGGCTGCCCACCTATCAGCGAGTATGACCCCGACCTTCAACTGGTCTGGTTCATTCCGAGGGAAGTAAAAGTAAAGAAGACAAAGAACGGCGCAGCGTATTGGATTATCCACACGACTGACAGCAACGCCTTTGATGCCCGCATTAGATGCTGGGGCGTCAAAGACAACGACAGGATTTCCTTGAATAAAGTTTACGTCGCCAACCTAGAACACAGTGATAAATGGGGATTTAGCACTCGCAGTCTCCGCAGAACCTTTAGGAGGTTGACTTGAAAAAATATCAGATTATCTACGCAGATCCCCCGTGGGATTACAAAGGGCAGTTGCAGCACACGGGTAAAGGCGGCCCCGACAGCGGGGGCGCGCTGCGTCATTATGAGTGCCTCAAACTTAAGGATTTAAAACGCCTCGATATCACACGTCATTGCGACGAGGATTGTCTCCTTTTTTTGTGGACAACCAATCCTCACCTCGACCAGGCCATTGAACTCATGAAGGCGTGGGGGTTTAGCTGGGCGACCGTCGGTTTTGTTTGGGATAAACAAAAAGTGAATCCCGGTTTTTATACTATGAGTCAGTGCGAACTGTGCCTTATCGGTAAGCGAGGTAAGATCCCGCAACCGCGTGGGGCACGGAACATCCGACAACTGGTATCGAAGATGCGCCAAAAACACAGCACCAAGCCAGGGGAAGTAAGAAAGAGAATTGAAGAAATGTTTCCGGACCAGGCAAAGCTGGAACTATTTGCTCGCCAGACCACTAAGGGCTGGGATGTTCATGGCGATGAGGTAGACGACGGCATTGACATGGCGTTTCACGACTAATGTGAATCCAATCAAAGAGTTTTGTATTGGGCAAAGCGTCCATTGCAATGTATGGGAACTTTTATCCCTGTTTGACTGGGAAGGAATAATAATGGATATTGAAGGAGATATTTGTACCGTGAAATTTCGTACGAAGATAATTAAAATACACAAGAGAGGATTGACTCCCCGATGATTGATGGAAAAAACTTAATTAAAGACGATCTATTATGTTATAATTGCGGTTGTAACCTCAAGCCAGCTTGCCCAGACTATGAAAGTGATATGATGCCCCTCCGAGTTCAATTACTCCATGCCCAATCTAAAATGCCTCAACGG